CTTCTAATTGAACTGGATATTTTGTTGGCCTAGACGTGCCAGACGAAGTATCATATATCGTATTAGCCGTACCCATATACACAACAAACGCTGTAGGGGCAGGGGTAGTCGCAACATTAGTAGAAGCTATACCTTTATACTTTAATGTATACTCAGAATATGCTGAAAGACCTCTATGAAGCAAGTCCTCATCACCACGAGACATATATGCGGCAGACAACCCCATAGAATCGTAGGACTGCAAGCCTATTTCAGATATTCTTGGGTTAGCCGTCTCCCAATTCGATAGTTTTACTACAATCTTGTAGATTGATTTATTACCATCATCTCCCGCCGCCTGTAAAGACCCAGCATTCCAGAATGGAGTAGTAAGATTAGAAACAGTAATAGGAGTATTTTGCAGTGCAGTCCCATTGGCATCAAACGCTTGGACGGTTATATTATGTGCAATCCAAGACTCCTGTCCGAAGTCTATGTAAAACCTCTGCCCCCACCTATAATAAGAACTATCGGCTGTAGGGACATATATCGTAATCGTTACCTCTTGACTTGCATTGCCTAATGTAAGATATGCATAGTCAGGCTTCCCATTGAAAAGTTTGGTAAGGTCTGGAGAGCCGGTTCCACTTGAAATCTCGCACCGTCCACCACGATTGTGAAGGAACGCCAAATCGTTAGTAAAGAACGGAAGTATAATACTCCCCTGCTCCGTGCCTACATTGAGGTAGTCTATTGTCTTTACATCAGGATTAGTCCCGTCAAAGTAAACAGGCAAGCCATTATGTCCTCTCTGCACTAACTTAACACCACCTATCTCATTTCCTGATGCTGCCTTCAAAGAAACTGTATACGGAGAAGAAGAACCAGTTAATGATAGTCCCGTACTATAAGTATATGTGGTATCAGTCCAAGGGACTTCAACGTATGCCTTTTCACCAAGAGATACTTCTACTGGGTACTTTTGTGTGCCAGATGGCCTACTATAACCTATTCGTATCCCGCCACGATAGTCCGAATGAGCAAGTGGTAGATCATAATTAAGTTCGCCAGTACTATTATTTATCGATAGTGTGCTACCTATTTTTACACCACCAAGTGTACTTGCGTTTGCTTTCGGAAGGATGTAATTATTTGCATTTTCTGCTATCCCGTCAAGTTTAGTGAACGCGGCCTTCGTCATCAGCCCGCCAGTCGATAACGTAGCAAACGGCAAAGAATACCATTTTAATGAATTAGTATCGTCTACCGCAAGATAATTATATGTATGCGATTCAAGATTTGCGGATTGTTTGTTCCCGGGTGCATAACTGAATGCAAGTCCGTTTGTAGAATTGGTTACGACACTATATGTAGGAATAGTAATATTCGTTGCGACCCACTTCTTTTCGCCACTTACTTCACCTACCGAAAGAACTTGCCCTACAGTAAGATCGCCTATAGCATCAGTACTTACATCACTAAGGTCACTCAGATAGGATACTCCACCTCCACCACCCTGATTTCCTGAAGGTACTCCAGAAGAGATAGAACCTGTAGCGTAGAAGTTACCAACAAGTTTCCAAGCATTTACATTGCTATCCCAAGTGAGCGTAGATTCAGGACCGCCTTCAGATACATAACCATTAGTAAGCCAAAAAGCAGTAGAAGTAACTTTAGACAATCCTGCAAGGGTAGTCGAACCGCCACCAAGACTAATACTCGTTGTGCCGATTGTTAATGCACCATCACCTTGAAGATATGTATTATCTATGTCAGTTCCATGCCAAGTACCGGTCGTGATAGTGCCAAGCGTGGTGATATTAGTACTACCGATCCAAGAGGAAAGTGCAGTATTCTCTACATTCGACAATCCAACCATAGCCTTCGACAACGTAAGGCTGCCTTGAGCACTGTTAGGGGTATATGAAAGTTGCTTAGTGCCACTACTATCATTTATGGTGAGACCGTAAATTGTCTGATGCGAGGTCAAATATGTATTTGAATCAAGTGTCCAAGAGTCATCATTATTACGCCTCAGCAACCCTGCACCAGTTATACTTGAAATTGCAGTAAGATTTGGGTTAGAAGGCTGGCTGCTTGGTATATAGACATCTTGTTCAACATTATCTATTGTTATTGTTGCTATCTGTATACCAGATTGATATATCGAATCCCACTCAACTGCTGTTGAACCAGACTGGTCGTCACTTGCCGCACCGGAAGATACAAATCCATCTACATAGAGATTACCTACTAAGTGCCATGAATTAGCAGTACCATCCCACGTCAAATACTGGCCGTTAGAAAATTTTAGTGATGCTGTTGCGGAAGTACCTACATAGTATTTTTGCCCGGCAGTGATATCTGTTGTTGCGTTGACATAACTTCCCGCCGATACACTATTAGGAACAGAAAGGTGAGTTATCGTTTGAGCTGCACTGTTCCCATCAAAATATATCGGAAGATTATAAGAACCTGTATTAGCATAATTGTCAATCTTAGTCTTATACGAAGAAGTAAGACCGGAATTGATAGAGGCCCACTGCGCTGCTGTAAAGCCAGAGTTATTCAGTGTGTATTCATAAGCCCAATATGGCGTTGCTGGTGCTGCTGGGACTACATACTTGTAACGCTCTACCCTTGCAATCTGAGTCGGAGTCGCATCTGCTGTAGGAATAGCTACAAATACATAGTCATTGTTATCTGGAACTATCGGAGGGACTAAAGACGCAAGTTTAGTCGCTATTGCCGCTGCGATCTGCTCGCGTGTCGCACTTGTAGTCAAAGAGAGGTCTGTTACACTATTATAAGACCCTCTGAAAGTAGCGGTTGCGGTCGATATACTTGAGTTTACGAAGTCCTTATCAGCAAGTATATTTGTAGAAGTAACCTGCGACGGGATTAGCGTGTTCAGGTAAAGACCACTATGAGTTACTGTAGATGTTGTATGCTCATGTCCCGAAAGTGCGACGGTCTTGTGCGTCAACTCGTCGTCTATTATCAACTGTGCCCAACCATTAGTTTCAGGCCCCCATGATACTGCTGTTCCTCCGCCTCCACCACTTGACTGACTGCTCGGGGTACCAGACACGATGAAGCCTTCTGCCATCAAGCCGCAGTACTTGTTAGGGTTCAGTTTAAGCGCAGTATGAGTACTGTCTATAACATACTCTACAAACATATCGTTTGTAACGCTGTGTATAGCAGTGTACACATCACCGCCCGTAACAAGTCCTGTGTTCCCGGAAGAAACTGCACCTACAGTCATATATGCGGCAGCACCAAGACCAAGCATCGAGGCAATACCACTCTTTGACAAGTAGATGTAATTCGGTTCGTCGTCTATTGACAAATTACCAAGCCTTACATCAGTACTTTGATTATACGCAGGGTAACTTTGGTCGGCAATCCAATAGACCGTGGAGCCGCCACCACCCCCTCCACCGCCTCCGGCTTGTGAAGATGCGCCGGAAGATATGTAGTACTGAGACCAAAAACCATAATTTGACTCAATGCTTTCTATGGCCTGTGTACTCTCATTCCTGTGTACTGTGAACAGTGTATTGAGAAGCGTATACGCGGCATCACCGTTGTTTATCTTGGTTAGAGTATTACTCTCTATACTTAGGCTAATATCACTTGTAAGCGCACCGCCACCAGACAATCCTGTTCCAGCGGTTACTTCCCTCCCGTTTGGCACATAATTAAGACCAACATATGACTCTACATCACCAGCAATTTGCGTAGCCGCATTTACTAACCACTGGTCATTAAAAGAGTGTGTATGCCCACGAAGCGCTACTATCTTCGGGTCTGATTCCTCTTCACTATTATTTACATATAGGGATATATACTTGTTTATAGCATCGTATGACCCCCAATAAACGGTAGAGCCTCCACCGCCACCTCCGCCCCCAGAACCGGGAGCGCCGGAAGCAACGGATTGGTCTGAATAGAACGGAAGCGGTGTATGTAGATACTGCTTGCCACTTATAGTAACTACCTCCAGATGCTCGGCTGGATTCTCGGGCGTACTCGCACTTGTCTGCGGAGCGAACTTTACACCTTTTACTAAAATGTCAAGATTTGCCTTACCCTTTAGAGGATGATACAGGGAATCGGCCATAGCCTTGCTAAGACCACCGCCTATTCCTCCTCCTGAGCCAGTACCGCCTACATTGACATTTACTTTCATTGCCTGTTACTTTGAAGATGACTTTGCCTTCTGCTTGGAAGCCTCAATCTTTTTCAATTCTATTTCCTTCTTGTCTTTCTGCTCGGACTCCCTCTGCCTCAACTCACGGTCAAATTCCTTTATCTGCTGCGCTAATTTTTCCCTTTCGAGTTTGAGTTTGTCCTTCACGAGTTCTTCATCATTCTCCTCGGCATAGATTCCAAGGCGCATATACTCTGCACGAGAGTTGATTTCTGCGACCTTGATGGAAGTCTCGTTGTCGCGCTGATTCATAAGGTCTTTGCTTTCGAGTTCCTGCTGCTTCAACTGCATCTCTGCCTGAACCTTCTGCTGCTCAATCTGGGCCTGCTGTTCCTGCATCTGCTGCTGACGCTGTTCCATACGACGCTGGGCTTCCTCAACGATATGAATCTTCTCGGATATGGATATGGACTGATAGAGTTTGAGTATGGACGAGAAGTCCATAGTCTGATTCTGAAGTGCCGCCTGCGCAATCGTCTCTATCTGCTGGTCGAGTTTCTGGGTGTTGCTGGAGTTGTCAACGACAAGACCGTAGTCGCACTCATTGAATTCATCTCCGTCAATCTCCATTATCTTCCTCGAACCGTCAGAGAGAATATACTGGAACTTCTTGCTCCTTCCCCTGATTGCAGCCTTGGTGTATTCAAGAAAACACTCCATGACACGACGCTTGGTATCATCGTGCTTCTTGAACAACCAATCCGTGATGTAGGAGGATTGCAGGACTGCCCTTTCAATTCCCCCTACAGTCTCACGGTTATATGTATTTCCTTCCCTCTGGCGATTGATTCCAACGAGATCGGACATAGAGTCTTTCGTCCACTGGAGAAGGTTGATGTAATTCTGTATGGAATTACCCCAGTCGGCATCAATATAACCCTTGCTGGCATTATTGAGTCCACCTGCTATCACGCCCTGTGCGCTACCCTTATTCGACTCATTGAAGGAATCCCTGACAAGCACCTTGTTCGCACGGGCGAAATACAGCCACTTGTCCACCTCCCAGTCGTGAGGTTTCATAGCAAGGTCGAGTTCCAGCAGCTTACCCCAGTTGGTAGCAATAAGGTCTATGAGTTTCGCGTGGATTGCATCGTACAGGTAGTTGTACGGCTTCATCATATCCACGAGCGTATAAGGACGAGACTCATTCACATTGTACAGAGTACCCACAATGCCGAAATTGCACCTCGAAGGGTTTGACATAGAGTTACTCTGCACAAGACAGGGACGCATGGCGACATAGATATTCTCACCAATCTTCACCCCGTGCCAAGCCTGATTCACCCACATAGGAATTGCACTCTCACCGGCATCCTTATCAGGTATGTATGTATCAGGATAGAAGTCGAACACTTCATTGCCATCCTCGTCAAAGGACTTGACTTTGAGAATCTTCCTCGGAGACTTCCACCATACCTGAACGACACGGACGTTTCCGACGACATCATAAGGCAGAAGCGTAGAGCCTATGCCTCCGTCCATCCATTCGAAGGCATCTGCGAACTCGTGATTGTTTCCTTCCACGAGGATTCCGTTTTCTCCATATACTCCGAAATTTGGGCGGAATGCGGCTGCATCATTAACATTACCCGCTTCTCCAAGGTCACTCATACCGCCGAAGTCTGGCATATCGTCAGTAAGCCACTTAATATCCTTCTCGGACAGTTCGTCGTAATATGTGTCTATAATCTTTTCCCGTGACCAGTAGTCCTCATAAATTACGAGTCCTGCATCTTCAATCCTGTTGGAGTATCCGTTATGGAACACCCTTAACTTCATAGGATTGAGTCTGCAAAGCGCAGGCTCTCCACCAACGATGGCACACTGATAAGCCTCCATACCGGCTGCTGCTGCATCTACGAGTCCGTCATTGAATTTGGTATCAAAGTCGTCCTCCATAGTGTAGTGTTTCATCAACTCGTTACCACGCTTCTCTCGCCTGTCCTGATAACTGTAGTTGAAGTACTCCATATCCGCCTGCAAGTCCTGCTGTGCCTGAACATCGGAAATCTCGGTATTCTCCACGAGTTCCTGAATGGCTGCATCCATAGCCTTGCGCTTGTCCTCTTCCATCTTCGAGATGGCATTGGGATTGGTTACAATCACCCTCCAGTCGAAGACTCTCGCGCCCTCTTCTCCGCGCAAGGTATTTATCTTCGAGTTGATGATAGGGTAATGCTGAATCTTCTCCGGCACAAAGGCGGTAGATATGTCACCCGGGTTTATGATTGCCGCAACATCCTCCATATGGATAATGCCATTCAGCAAGTCATAGTTTATCTTCATATGCACTACGTCCTTGCGAACTGGAGAATAGTTGAAGTATGTCCTGTTTGCTCCCCACTCGACGCACGCTTTCCTCCAGCTCTCACCTTTCTTTGTGCTGGAGACCATCTGCCTCGGGAACGCCACGCTTAAATCCATACAAATACTATATTAATCGAGGCGAATCTAATGTAAAATCCGTCTCGAAAAACAAGTGTAAGTAAGTCACTTAACTTTCCTAAATGGATTAGTAGTGAGTTTTCCTGCGAGACTGTTGCATCAGGTGCTTCTGCCAGTCCCTGTCGAAGAAGTCATCATCTGCCGTGTCCTTGACTTTCTCTTCGTCTGGCTTTCCGCCAAAAGTAATTATAAATTGCTCTCGGTAGAACATGGCTTGAAACATTGCACTCACGCGGTCAGTATTCTTTTCTGGCGCATAAGAGACCAACTCCTGAAGGAATGCTCTGTTACGAATTTTATATAGTTGAGGTACTTCCTCTATGTGTTTTTCGCCAACTTCATCTGTAACCTCTACTGGAACAGTCTTTTTCAACCAGTCATTGATAAGGTCTATACCTGTACTGATAAGAGCAGCATTGACGGAAATTCCTTTGGAATTCGAGCCGAATAGACTGTACTTGATAAGTCCTTTCTGCTTAATCCATTGCGGGCAATCAGCAAGCATGTATAGACACTTCTTCTTGGAGAAATAAGCAAACATCATCTTTCTATTTGCTTCATAACAGACCTTTGCATTGTAAAATTTAGCAAGAAGCCTTACTATCTCGTAGCCGTCCTCAGCAAGTGATTGTCGCCCTGTATACTCAGCAACTATTTCATCATTATACAAGTCAAAGACAATAGCCGACATTAAAGATTCAGATTCTGCTGAATCGTTATCAACGGGGTCAACTGCAACAAGATACCTTGGTGTATCACCACGTTGCTCTTCTGGCATGTGAAATATCTCCAACGCCCCCGGCACTTTCTCCTTGATAGGATATTGCCTGATAGGAACTTCGTCTGTTGCTCTGAACTCAACTTTTCCGTTTGCCTCTATCAACTGCCCTATGTACACATCGTCATATGCCCTCTGGTCTGCATCGAGTTGCCTTATACGCTCGTTTATCATCACTGACGGAAAGAAGGTAGAACGAACACGCAGGATTGCTTCCTCTGGAGTAATTGGCATCTGGGCAGTTCGTTTAAGCAAAGATGCTGCGTCACCACTCTTCTTCACATTGTAGCGATCCATCAGGATTTGCATCAAAGCCTTTGTCACATCAGAGTTCCCATCCTTATCCATACAGTCGGCACGGGATATATACGACGGAAAGAAGTAAGCGAACTTATCTACACCCCTGCCTCGCTTGTCATATACATTCTCCAAGGCATATACTTCATACGCTTCAGGGTTATATAGCATAGTGCGGAGTCCGGTGAAGTCAGACTCATCATCACCAGCGGTATTATGCGTAATAATATTATTTGCTATATAAGTATGACTGCCAGATACAGACATGTTATATACCAACCTCTCTCCTATATACTCAACTGATTTTACAGACGAAACTTCTAATTCTGACGTGTCATATTGTGGCGCTCTCTTGCTAGGGTTGTCTGCAAACCAATTCATTATAGATAGCAAAGCCGCTTTTTTATGCTTACATATGATTGGTATATTCTCATAAAAATTACTTACATTTTTTCTACCTCTTATGCAGAAACGATAGTATGGATTTTTGTCTTTTCTTCCTATACCAAGTCTAGGATTATACTTTGTAATATGACCAAATATTCCGAGCTTTCTGAAAATAACAGATATCTGCTCTAAAATTTCACGGTTACTTTGCGTAAGTTCTATTGCTTGATTCTTTACTACTATTGTACCATCAGTATCATATAGCCCAGCAAGCATCAGACAACTATCTTCCTTTGTTAATTTCTGGTAATTATCAGGAAGCCTTTTGTTACATTTAACTTGTCCATAGATACCTATCTTTCTTAATTCTGAACAAATACCCTTAACACGTATGTCTTTATATAAATTTCCATTTTTCGTTATATGAGAGGCGCTTAAACCAGTTTCGTACCTACTCTCAACATATTTAAGTAGTTCTGTGTCTTCTGAGCTATATTTCGGAGTATTGTTATAGCCATAGGAACCATCACCTATAAGCATACCTACAAGTCTTGCATCAAACAATGTTTCTGCTCCAAAAGCGGGAATTCTTCTGGCTTCACACACCCTTTGTCCTACTTTAAGTTCTCCAGCCGGAATAAAAGAATATGCAAAATGCATTTCATTCTCGCCCCAAGTATAGTTCCCTGTATACGGCTTATACTGCCATTTTTTCTGCACATAAATAGGGTGATCTACAGAACACTCTAATGTATTGCCATTTGCAAGAGTGATTCTGACACACGGCTTAGTTTTTGGTGTTGTTAGCAATTCAATGCTCTCCGGAACGGCTTTGCAGCCATCAAAGCCGAATATACCATCCTCCTTTCTTAGTTCTTCGATATTTATCCTTCGCCCATCTGGTAGCCACACTTTAGTACCGGCACAGACACATCCTACCGAGTAGAGGAGCGCAAATGGATTGTCTCCTTCCTTTACTGAATCTCGTACATTATCCCACACATCCTTAAAGTTTGGGTAGTTACCCATCTCCTCAAACAGGATAAATCCTCGTTTACCTCGAATCTTACCTTCATCATCTTTAACAGACAAACCCATTACGGAATTAAGGGAACTGTTCGGAGACACGTTACCGTTGGCATTCTTATACCCCATTACCCAGAGCATATCACTTGCACGGCGTGTAAGCATAAGACGAGGAAATTCAGTATTTGCGGCACAGAAGTCAATCATCGGCGTAAATTTCGACAGAGTACCATCTTTCTGTGCAAGATACTCTTTCGTGTAAGCAGTCAAAACAGTCGTAACGCGCTTTGTTGATTCACTGTCCTCCCCCAAAAGAAGGTTATGTGCCATCAGTCCAGCTAACCCATAGGACTTACTACAACCTCGGCGAGCCAACTCCATACAGTGTTTTCCTGCGTGTCTGGCTTGGTCAAGATAATGGTATCTGTAATAGATACCCTCCCAAAAAGCAGGGAATCCTTCTATTCGGTGAGTAACGCCAGTCTTCTTTGACTTGACATTTATCATTATCGGACAGTAGTTCAGGAACCAGTACATAAGTCCTGTAACCCATTCCCCGTCAGATTCCCTTACATAACCGTCACGGCACCTGCGAAGTTCCTCATCAAACCATTTACGATATTCACTGTTAGGATTGGAATTAGGCCGCAAGAGAGTATAACATCCATTCTGCTCATAGAACTTGATAGCGGGGCGGAAGTAATCCATATCCTCCAATATGTGAGGATGGGTAATATCAACAACTATTCTATTAAATTTGTCCCTCGGCAAGTCCTTTGCTCGCGGCCTGTCTCCAATCATCCAAGACAATAACGGTACAGTGTCAATAAAATCCAAGAACTGCTCGCTTACTTCCGCAGGGAAGGAGTCAAGCCATTCTTGGGTTATTGGCGTTTGGTACTCATTAGTCTTTATTACCGTCGTCGGCATATAAGTCTGGTGTAGTTATAGTAAATTCACCAAAATGTGTTTTTACTATTGACTTTTTCTCTGTGCCCTGTATGTCGTTTTGCAAGTGATGCCTTAAGATGCTTTTAAACATCTCCCAGCCACGATCTCCAGTATAAAAGACACCAGACCCAAAGTCAATCTTGTGAATCATCTAATTACTTTGTTCCTCTAATCCTGCTAATATGAATTCCTTTGCGTAAGGAAGTTCCTCTATCCATTTACAGAACATCCTCCACTGAGGGAGTCTGTGGTTATGACGCTGCTTGTATATCCTACGGAGAGTCTGGTAAGAAAACATCCACACCCTGCGCTGCATAGTACCTTCAGGAAGATTCTCCTTCATCTCTACAAGCTCGTCCTCCTGAAGCCCTTTGCCTTGGATATGCATGGTGCTCTCACTCGAAAGACAGCATGCGCCTACAGAATATCTGTCCATTTCCTGCCACCAGTAGCGAGGTGCGTTTATCTCGCACCACACAGTTACGCCACGAAGAACTTTTGCATGCTCATCGCCACGCTTTGCGAGAGTGGTTATGAGTTGCATATCTTTCTCTACTATATCTCCACTTGTATCAAAACTGAACTTATATATTTTACCTTTTGGAGAATCTTTCGTCCAACGTGGATAATAATACGCCCTTCGTATCTCACTTTTGCTCTCGCCCTTAAATGGAAGATGCAAAGCAATCACGGCTGCACTTATACCACCTATCTCAATGGTATCTACTCTGAAGTTCTCTACAGACTCGTGTACCATCTTATCTATTGTCTCCTGCACCGTCAATTTTGTTCCGTTTTTGCCTGCTGGCGAGTTTATTCAAGTTCTCCTGACCTATCTCTTCAAGGTTAACTTCAAGCACGCTTGCAAGACCAGCCAAGCCCCACAGTATGTCGCCAGCCTCAGCTATCACAGAGTCAAGCCACTCGACATACTCATCAGCACTCATCTTTGACTCATAGTCGTTATTGTTGAATACTAACGCTCCGTGCCTGATTGCCTTTGCAAACTTGCCGT